TGCATCTCCCAAGGGTAGGACCCGCTTTCGCGGGCCACCCTTAAGAGCCTGTCTTCTCTTACGTAATGGGACCCTAAGTCGGTTTCCCGACCATCTAGAAGAGTTCCCGTATCTCACCGGGCCTCCCACAGACACCAGGTTCTTCATTCTGGTGGGGCCATCCATTTTGCAGCTAGTCACGTACAAACATCGACTAGCAGTACGTATAAGAAGAATTGACCCAAACATTGGGTCAACCTTGGGCTCTCCCTGAGGGGCAATTACTCAGCCCCCTTCACCGACATTACGCCGGTGAACACCATCCAAGCTTGATGCTGACGCGCTTGGGGCGTCCAGAACGCTCTAAATGCTTCTCATCTTGTCTCATGGATGGCGTCCATAAGGAAGGCTGTAAAGAGAAAAAGCGAGCAGGTAATGCTCGCCTAACTCGGTCAGCCTGTCTAGGGATGTAGCAAGGGACTAAGTCAGGATGACTCCTGACACCCTTTAAATTACTACGTCTTTCCAGACTGAGTAAACACTTATGCAGGGCACCAGTGTCCCCTAGCTCATCACTAGGGGCTTTTGCCTCCACAACAAATCCCCGAACTAATGGGATTTGGAGGTCGGGGTGCACACGGTCGACTTGATAATCGACATCATGTGAAACCCGGCCCAACACCGAGGATGTTGGACGCACAATTGGGAAGAACTTCAAAATCTTCTCCAATTTGCGATCCAACCAACCGACAGTATCTAAGTAACCAGCTTCGAAAAGCTGGTTACGAAGACTGACGGTTGAGATGACCTCAGCAGCGTCTGCAATCGTGGAAGGAAACGCTTGCCGGACACGAACAAGTGAAACGTCGTGTCCATTAAAGTATTCCTTCCCACAGGACTCTCTGAACCTTCCGGTCCAGAAAGACTTGTCCAGACCAACCCGAGCTCCAAAAAGTTCGAGTGTCTGCACGATTGACAGCACACAGTCTACAGGGACAATCAAATCATCTCCGTAGACGCGCACCGAGCCCAAGAAGGATTTCAAATCCTTCTTGGTCAGTGTTGTGTTGAGCTCGCGCTGAATCCCAACGAAGATCAAGGTCAAAAAGACCATGGCTTCGACAGGGAAACAGAGAGCTGAACCCATTGACGCGTACTTGGCCAAACGGATTACTCCGTGGTCAGGTACTTCGGCCCGTCTTGAACGGGTGGCATCGATGGCCTTATCCAAATGAGGCCAATCAGAAACCATCGTCCTGACGAGCTGATTGGAAACGCGGTCGGATGCATCACTCAAATCGAGTGTTGCGATCTCTTGTAAAAGAGAACCTTGACGGGCAAGAGCCTGATTAGGGCCTTGATCGTCAAAACCGATCATCTCAGAGAGGAGTTCGTCTCTCTCATGAGCATCAAGAAAACACTGCAGAAGAGCCTGTTGCGTGTATTGCATACACGCAGGCTCGACCGCAATGATTCTAGGCGTTTTCAACGTCTTAGGCACCGATATGACCTTAACGGGCATTTCAGTGTCAGGTTCGAGGATGTCCACCTCGTCCAAAATCTCGCGAAAATGGAGATTAGGGACAAGGAACTCGTAGGAGGGAAAGACCCCCTCGAGTCGCCGGGTCCAAGTCCTAAGCCGATACTTACCATTGCTGGTAAGACCATCGGCAACAGAGCCTGGGCCATGTTTCGGGAGTACCTGCCCATAGTAGATATCCTTATCCACTTGGGTAAATACATCTCGAAATAGCAAACGGGCCATACTTTTGAACTCACTGTAATCTTCCTTAGTGAGTTCACGGTCCGCTTGGCGAACATCCTTCTCACACTCGACGTAGCCTTGTATCGCTGCCCGCTCCCTTGCCTTTGAGCAAGGAACGAGCAATTTGCCAAACATCAACGTTAGTTGACGGATGGCAATAATTGAATCGACACAAGGCATATCGAGCAACACGCCACTTCTCCGGTCGAACACACGGGAGAGATAACCTCCGAGAAATCGGGGGAGACTCCCATCCTTCTCAAAAGAAGGATGTGTCCCGGCCCAGCCTTGGTCTAACCACTTTTGGGTGGCCTTTCCAAGGTCAGGCAGGATTATCGTGAAAAACGACAATCCCTCATGTTCGAACCGCCTGCGAACGGTATTAATGTCCGCAGTGGCGCTGGTGCAGCATCGGATAGCAGATTCCTCTGCTATCCTGGACCAGAGTGACATTAGGCTTTTCATTGACCCTCCTTAAAGAGGTAATCAATCCTTAGCCAGTGACACTCACCTACCCACAAATACTGGACTTATCACCCAGTATGTAGGAATACATCCCTACGCTCCATGTGAGTAGACCATTAAGGTGCCAAAGAAAAGGCAGCCATACGGTGATCGGTAGCAGCGGGATCATTTTGTTTGATCATCATCGATGATCTTACAAATGAAATCGCCACTATCGCCGACATACAGACGCATCCGGTAATAAATACCGGATTTGAATGTAGCCGGAAACCGTACGAGCGAACCCGGAGTCGTAACAATCTCAATCTCTGTCCGGTTAAGGGCAGGGTGAGAGAAAGAAACGAACCCGGGAGCCCCGCTACGACTCGCCACCAAGAAGCTTGGTGATGAGCGCATCGGAACTTGCTGTATACAAGGTTTTGAATCCTGTATAGACAGCAAGAGCTTCCGCGGCCGTATAGCCCGCCGGTGGGATGTCAAAGACGATGTAATTACTCATCGAAACCTTGACATTCTCCGACGGACGAAACGGATCCGAAGTAAGCTTCGAATGGTTGACCCGCAACATCCGACGAGCCCGCTTACCCACATCGTGGGAGGCGAGCAGTTGGATGAGGCCGTCAGCACTCTGATACAGCGACTCGTCCTGCTCCACACTGATACGTGGAAGAGGGCTTGTAACTGCAGAGATGGTGATGGATTGTGGGTCAGTAAATGCCATTGGCATCACTCCTAGGACTCGGTTCTCGAGCCCTTATGGCTCGGAACGGTGGCATCGTCACGCAGTCAGGCACATCAGTGCCAATGACCCTTAGACAAACCAAGGGCGACTGCGATGGCTATTTGGCGAGGACTAAGCCCCGACCAGGTTAGGCCAAACCCAAATGGATTCGCCTTAACTCTCCTCTTCGTTTCCACGCGAAGAATGAGAGCAGACGGACGAGCCTTGGCGTCTTTTAGACGACCACGGTTATCGTCGAAGATACGGCGTTCACAAATGGAATGTTCCATCATGTAGCCGTACTTCAATACCAAGCCATCTGTGGCCCAATCCGAGAGATTAGCTACAACATCTCCCGCATTGGAGAACCAGTCGATGGCCCACGTCCAAGGGGTAGCATTCCACAAGACTTCAGGCGTAAGATCCAGACCAAGTAGAGTCTGAGCCTTACGTGCACTCGATACCATCTGATTACGGCTGTTATAACCGTAAGGCAGGTGGTACGTGAATGCTCCTGAAAACCACGCCTTTTTCCAGGTCGTGGTCGTCATGTAGATGCTCCCCGTTGACCCGCCGTTAAACAGAATCTCATACGGAGGTGTGGGATCAGTCACATTTGGAAAAAGTGACTGAAGATATTCCCCTACCAACGCATTTTGATTCCTAATAAACGTCGGGCCGGACTGGGTTCTGACTTCAGGAAACTCATAACGACGTCTCACCATTTGTCCGGAATCACGCTCGTACTGTGAAAGAACAGTATCGGCGTGAGTGATCTGATGAAAAAGTTTCTTCAGATCACCAACAAATGGGTCCCAGCCAAACTCCTTGTTCAAGTACTCTTCTCCAAGAGATCGGAAAAGAGAACTTTTGGACTTCAGCAGAGTTGCTCCGAAAAGTTTCGGAAGCCCCTCCGACCGAAGTTCAGCAAGAAAGTTTGCTGCGGAGACGAGTTGATTGGTGGGTGAGCAGCGGGCAATAGCCGTGGCACCTAGCGCGTTCAGATTACTCTGAGCAACGCTAGGCCAGCCAGGCCAATTGCTACCGCCGATCACGGTGCAAGCTATTGGACCGCGATAGTCTGCGTGCCAAGTAGCTCCCGCACCAGGGATTCCGACTCCATGAATTTGCTGATAACTGGGATTTTCCCAGTTAGCAGTCATCTTCGTAGATTCGAAAGCTCCACCAAGATCGTATGAGAACTTTCCCTTAACACGGGAAGGTTCCCAATCGGAATGAGTTTCGTCCTGAGTAACCTCAGAACCGATATACGAGAATCCGGGCGGTGTCGGATGTACTTCGACAGACCTTGTGTCTTTGTTAGCCACAAAGCCATCGGAGTTCCGCACCGTATACACTGTTAGCGCACCCTTCCCAAGATTTATGTTCCCGGGAAGACTGCGTTTTCTAACACGTGTCAAGGTGAGTAAATCACCTCCCTCTCGTTATCGTTGAAGCTAGGTGTATGGGTCTGTGGAGATAATCTCCACATTCGTGCCAACAATGGTGGATGAACACCACCATAGGCACGATGATGATGCACCGGCCGTGGGGTCTCCGCGAGGAGGC